GGCGGCGACGGGTGAAGTGGCGGACAAAGTGGCGGACATCGCCGAGCCTTTATCTTCAAACGAGGCTAGACCTTCTGATAACGAATCAGAGACAACCCCGGCAGGCATCACGCCAGGCAGGGCAGCGGTGCCCTTTTGTTCCGGCGCGTCGGCGCTTGGACCGGTTAGCGGCAGCACCTCGGCTTCGAGGATCGGCAACGAGGCCAGCATCTCGGCGAGCTTGTCCTGGCTAACCTCGACCCTCTCGACCCGGGCGGTGGCCTCGCCGCTGAGGAGCTGGAGTTTGTCCACCATGACAGCCGCCACGATGGCGGCATCCTTGGCGTTGGTGATCGAAGGCACCAACTCAACGACCCGCTCGACCGACAGCCGGGCAGCCGTGCGCACATTGCGCAGCAACTCCTTTTTATGCTGCTCTATAGAAATTCCCTCACGCTCTTGGACAGCCGCCACCGTGTTACGGCTCACCCCAAGCGCCCGAGCCATGGCCGACATGCTCAATCCCTCGGCACTCATCCGGCAGATGGCCCGATAAACCTCCGGCCTCCGAGTCAGTAGCCGCTCCCCGCTAAACTCTCCAGTTGCCTCTAATCTCTCAGCCCCGATTTCCTCCTCCGAAAAAAGAAAAGGCGCGGCGAGGGCGGCAGCCTCCACGGCCTGCAATGGGGTGTTTCCCTCTGGGGTAATCACCCCATCAGAATTTTTGGCACAAAAAAAAGCCGGATCGGCGGCAGGGTCCGGCATGGCTTAGGCGTGGGCAAAAAGATTGCGCCGGTGCGCAGGCCGCGCAGGCCGGGCATGTGCTCCCTCGATCCGGCATTGATCTAGGACCCGCTGAACCTCGCTCTCGGGAATCAAGACCCGATCCCCGAGGCGGACATGGCCAAATGTGCCATCATGCAGCCGCAGATGCATACCCGCCCGCGAGATCCCCAGGATCTTCGCCAGCTCAGTCGGCGAATAATGCTTCTCAATCATCGCGCCAGCCTCCAAGTCAGCGCCGCCAAAAAAAGCGCCGGAGCCATCGCCCAGGCAAAATCCCATGCATAACCCGCCAACCGTAAAAAATCCGCCCCGCTCATTTCTCCACCTCCACGGAAAAAGGCCGAAGTCCGAAAATTTCAAAAAACCGCGCCCGCGCAGCCTCCCGGCTCACCGCCCGAATATAGTCACCAAAAGGCCCGGTAAACGGATCGACCGCCCGACACAAAAAAAGGCGGCTCATTGCGCCACCTCCTTATAAATTTGATCGTCATGTTTTGTCTGACAATCACGCTCGAAAAAATAAGCGAGACTCTGCCGAACAATGTCCGACGCGCTGCAAAAACGACGCGCCGCTTCTTCCTGCAATCGCTCGCTCAACGGCTCTGGGAGCCGCGCTGTGAGCCTTGTGTGTGTGGGTTTCGTTTTCATCACCGCCCTTTATTGTCTGACAAAATATGACAGTCAAGAAAAAATAAAAATTTGCGCGGTGGCGGAAAATGTCAGACGCTAAAAAAGTGAAAGTCAAAAAAATCGACACCCGGCTTGATGATTACCTTTTCGCCCTCGTTGATGCTTACGCCAAACGGCACAGCCTCAAACGAACCCAGGTTATCGTCCGAGCCCTAGAAAAATACTTTGGCATACAGCACGCCGACCCCATTGAGTTTGCAAGCAGTAACATTTTGCCAAAAACCGCATTTCATGCGCCCATATCTCGCGTTCAGTTAAACGACGAGAAAAACCCCTCCGAGCCTCTTGGGGACTCGATCCACGATCCATCCGAAAAATCCGTTGGTGGGTCGAAAACAGCGAAAACCCCGACTCGCTACCAGAAGGGCACCGGGCGGAAATCTGCGAAATAAACCCATGAAAATCCTTATTCCAGGCTGCATCCTCATCGCCGCCTCATTCCTGCCCGCTCTCAATCAATTTCCGCCACCCGGCACAAGCCTTCCAGCCGAGCGCACATGGCACGCCGGATTCGCTTTGATCCTCCTCGGCCTCGCCCAGCTATTCCGCGAGCAAATGCCCGCCAACCTTACAAAAAGAGAACGCCTCGCCCTATCCTGCATGGCCGCCACCTTCGTCGCCTGGATCGCCGCCCACGCCTACCAAGATTTGCAGCTCCTCATCACCCTGCCCCTTCTCGGTTACATTTATTTCTTCCCCGAGAAAAAATAAAAACCATGCGCCAAGCCGCCTATTTCCTAGCTCTAGCCGCCATCCTCACCGGCTGCGCCACCCAGCCAGACCCCTGCGAGACCTACGCACCCCGCGCCATGCTCGCCGAGCCCCCTATCGAAATCACCATCCACACCAGCCCACCCGGCGGCATTGTGGACTGGAACGGCAATGTTCTAGGCGCTGCCCCCGTCGTCCTAAAAATCCGCCCCGACCGCATGGCCACAGGCCGCCCACGCTGGCCCGAGACCGGAGCTTTAACTCACTATTTCCGCGCCCGCTGGCCCAACGGAGCCCAGGCAATCGAAATGTTCCAACCCACCGAGATGCCACCCCAGCACATCGCCATCGTGTGCCCTGGCGCAGCCAATCCCCTCCTCGATTCCCTCCGAGCCGACGCCCGCACACTCACGCAAAAAAAATCCCGCTGACCCGCAGAGCCCCATTCTATCGGCCTCCGCGCCTGTCAACAAAAATCTCAAAAAAAAGTTTCAGCAAAAAATAAAAATATCCTTGCACCCCTTTTGTTCCTTTATACATTCAAAAACCAAGCGAGCCAAACGGCCCGCCTCGGTCCAGCGAATCTGGAAAAAATAAAGACCCGCGCCGGACGCTTTCCGGCACCTTAAAAAATGACAACAGCAACAACCGAGGCCCGCGTTTATGTGGGCACCTACGCAAAATATAATGACGGCAATCTAAAGGGCGCTTGGCTAGTCCTTGACGGTCACGACCAAGAAACCTTCCGCGCCGCCTGCGCCCAGCTCCACGCCGACGAAGCCGACCCCGAGCTGATGTTTCAAGACTTCGAGGGATTCCCCCGCGAGTTCTACGGGGAGTGCAGCCTTTCGCCCCAGCTTTGGGAATGGCTCGACCTCAGCGACGACGACCGTGAACTCCTCGCCCGCTATTGCGACGCCACCGGAGAAGCCGACGCCACCATTGAGCAAGCCCGCGACCGCTTCCAAGGCACTGCCGACACCGGCGCAGACTTCGCCGAGAACATCGCCCAAGAATGCGGCGACATCCCCAAAGACCTCCCCGACTGGATCGCCGGGGCGATTGATTGGGAAGCCGCTTGGAACCGCTCCCTCCGCTACGACTACACCACCAGTGAATCGGCAGACGGCACGATTTATTTCTTCACCAACTAATCCTGTTCCCCCCAGAACAACCCAACCACCAACCCGCGCCGGACGGCTTCCGGCATCTTAAAAAATGACAACACTGCAAGACCTCAAAAAAATCTGCGAAGACGCTGAAAAATTCAGGCAACAAGTTTACTTGTCTATCGATCTCCAAACCGACTCCGGCGAGGAAACCGTCCAGTTAGAAGTAAAAAACGACGAAACCCGCAGAACCCTGATGCACGCTTTTCGCCGGGCTGGGATTACCGCATATTACCACTCAGGATGTTTTGGCGAGGGAGTCCAAAACATCGACAAACCAAACCGCAAAGAACCGTTTTGGGGAACCATAAAGGAGGTTAAATGATAACGCACAAACAAGCGCCTTTTGATCAGGTAATTTCAAGTGAAGTAATCCACCGTCGGCGGATTGACGAGGCACATGATGCAATCTCTGAATTGAGCAATGACCTTTACAAGGATTGCCACATGCCAAACTCTTGGGACATTGGTATCGATAAGGTTAATGAAGTTGAGTTCATCCACAGCAATGATGGACTAGTAGAACTTCACCTTGTTCCAACTCAATCCTTCGGAAGGGGAGCGTTTAAGTATGAGGTTTTTCGTATCTTCCCAAATGACGGACCGTGCGACGGCAGAGTTTTCAGCAGTCTTCAAGAGGCGGCGCATTGGTTTCTGCATTGCCAGCTCCAAATGCGCATGAACTTCAAAACTCATCACTTCGTAAATGTCATCGAGGCAAATAGAGAGAAGGTCACGCAAAGTATCCTTACCGATCTTTTCGATGGGGATCGTGAATATCTGGGACAAGTTAGAGAATCGGTCAGAACAGCACTAAAACCAATATAGTTAAGTTTTGACACCAACCAAAAAACCAACCAAACCAAGCCACAAAATGAAAACCGAAATCAAATTTCAAACTGTCGGCACGCGGGCCGTTGTCTCAAAGAAAATCACCCCCGAGCAGGCCGCCGAAATCATGCAGAAAAACCCAAACATTACTCAGGTTGACACGCCCGCCGGTTATTACCCAAGGCCCAAGCCATGATCCCCGAGCAACTCAACCGCGCCGCCTCCTCGATGGAGGCGGCGCTTACCCGGCTCGACCTCCAGCCCGGCCACACCACCGAGGCCCAGCTTGCCCAGGACGACGCCGAGATCCTGCCCGCCCTTGTGGACGGGCAGCCGGTAACTACCCCCGAGCCGGAATAAAACAAGGCGGATGGCCGCGAAAATTAAAACCAAAGCAACCCACCCCCATAAAAATTCAACCCGCGCCGGACGGCTTCCGGCACCGAACCATGAAAGCAACTTCACGAATCACCCTCAGCCCCCGTCGAAAACAACCCTGCGGACGGACGCAAAATTTCCCCCATAAACTTTACACCGGCCTCGCCCTACTCACCGACTCCGCCAAACGCGTCACCCAAGAGATCGAGAACCCCATTGCCACAAAAATCAACATCCAGTTTCTTTCTCTCGCCATCGAAAACGCCGAGACAATCCTAATCAAATATCCAACCACACAATGAACGACCAACAACTCCACGGCAACACCGGCAACCGGCACGCCGCCCGCGACCCCGAAGCCGAAAACATGACCGCCAAAGTCCTCTTCTTCTGCTACCCCGAAGAAAAGAACGCCTGGGTCCGCGCCGCCAAGCCCGAAAAATTAAGCGCCTGGATACGCCAGCAACTCAACCAAGCCACCGGACGCCCCACCCAACCCACCGAAGAAGAACGCCGCCGAATTAAAATGTAATGTGGCGACCAAAGTGGCGGACGCACAACTTAAATTATTGCAACATAATGATAGGTTCAGAAACTACGGATCAGAAGGTTGAAGGTTCGAGTCCTTCCGGCTGCATTCCTCTCACCCCCTCAAAGTGGCGACCATTTCCGGTTTCACTAGGTAACTTGTCAGAAATTCCCAGCTTTTGACCGTCTAATGTATTTACCCCATCCATGGAATTTCACATTGAAGTGGCGGACAAAGTGGCGGACAAAAGTGGCGACCGTATGAGAAAACACAACGAGGTTTCGGTTTACTGGAAAGAATCCCGCAATGGCTGGTATTACCGCGTGCAGATCGACGGCAAGCGGGTCGAGAAGGCGACGGGGGTTTCGATCAACAACAAAGCCGGTCGGGCGGCAGCGGAGGCGAAGGCGAAAAAGATCGCCGAGGGATTGCGCTCGGGCAACGAGGAGGAGCTGGCGAAGGTCGTCCGGCGGCCAGGCTATGCCACGGCGGGGGAGATTGTGGACCGGTTCAAGCTCCACGGCCCTGGCGGATCGGCGGTGAAGGCTGCGAGCGGCTTTGCCAAGTATGTCGCCGAGGCCAGCGGCAAGGCGGATTGGCGCGGCGTGTCGTCTCATTTGGTTCTCACGGCTCCGGTCTTGCGAGGTTGGATCACGGCGCGGCTGGCGGCGGGCTGCACCGAGGCGGGCGTGAGGTCGAGCGTGCAGACGGTCAAGCAAGTGGTGGCCCAGCGGCGGATGCACCTCTTCGCGGATTTGACGCTGCCGGATTTGACCGAGTTCTGGAAAGTCTCGGGCGGAAAAGCCCAGGATCAAAGCTACGAGCCCATCCCCCGCGACATCCTGCGGCGGATGGATGCGGCGGCGAGGATTCCCCTGCGGCGGGAAAATCCCCGCGTGTGGGCGATTTATTGGCTCATGCGGCGGGCGGGGTTGCGAAACTCCGAGGTGGCCAAGCTCCGGTGGGATTGGGTGGATTGGCTCCCTAACAAGAGCGGCGTGGATTTGGTTCTCATCAAACGCCCCGACTTCCACAGCAAAAATGGAAAATATGGCCGAGTGCCTGCGAATCTCCGCCTGATGCGGGCGATCCAGGCCGCGCTTGGCGAGGGCGAGTATGTGATTCCCCGCGCTAACAAGACCGAGGCCGACGACCTGACGCACGATGGCATCAATGATTTTGTGCGGCGCTTCATCCCCGATGGCGCGAAGGGAGCCTATAATTTGAGAAAGGAATACGGCAGCCGCATCGCCCAGCGGGACGGCCTGGAGGTGGCGGCGAAGCTCCTGCGCGACTCGATGGATGTCGTGGAGAAGCACTACCACGCCCTGCTGGAAAGGCCGAAGCCGCTTTAGCGGGCTTTGTAGAGCTGGCTTTCTTGGATGATGGAGCGGATGGCGAAGTTCACTTCCGCTTGATTGCCGAGAGTGTTTGCGGTGTCGGCTTCTTCCATTCGGCTTTGGAAAAGATTCTCAAAAGATTGCAGCTCTCGATAGCGGTCCTCCTCGCGGAAATTACGGGCATCCCCGCGTGAGCGCAGCCAGTAGTATTCTTGGCGAAGGGCTTTGACCTGGGCTGGCATGTCGAGCCGCTTGATGGCTTTGAATTTGTCTTCGCCTGCTTGCGCGGTGCGCATGGTTTCGCGGGTGCCTTGGTCAGTGATCTTGAAGAAGCGGTTGAATGCCGGGACTGCTCCGATGGCTGCTTCGGTGTAGGTGTTGGCGCGGGGATCGTATTTGAAGAAATTGGAAACGCCGGTTTCATTCAGCGTCCAGCCGAGCATCGGTTTCAAAGCATACAAGCCACCGGCCTTTTGCTCATCTTCGGAAAGGATGGGTTGGTTGCGGTGGTTGACCGGGGATTTTCCGGTGAAAAATTGCCCCCACTTGTCGCCCACTTCCACGACAGGATTCATTCCGGGCAGGGTAGCCGTGAATCCGCTGATGATGTCGAATCCCTCGACATCGAGCGGGCGGCCTTGGGCCATGCGCACCATGGCTTTTGTCAGCTTGGAAATAGTTGCAAAGAACAAGCGGTTATTCTCATCCAAGGGCAGAGTCAGCAGAGCGGACTTGGTGCCGGTTGGGGAATCCACGGTGCCGAGTGGCACGATGCCTTTGTTGGAGATGTCGTATTCGCTCGACCCGGCGTAGGTTTTGGCAAGGTCTTCGCCAAGCACTCCCTCTTTAGCGAGACGCTGCATGATGGCAGCGACTCCGCCGCCTGCGATGAAGAACGCCAGCACATATTCCTGCCAAGACATGGTTTTGCCTTCGCGGCCTGTGATGAGCTTGCCCATCGACTCAAAGGACCGGACAAAGATATTGGCAAAGGGGGCGAGGGCTTGGAAGTTCCCGATGTGCTTGCCCTTTTTGTAGGTGTTGGGCAGGCCGATGTGGTTTCGCACCCAATACGCGGCCTTGGCTTTATCCATTCCAAGCGTTCGCGTGTTCGTTTTGTAGCTGGAGGTTTTGGGAATGTTCTGGAGGATTTGCCCAGCCAGTTCGACATCGTTGAGGTAGTTGGCGACTTGGCGATAAATCCACGGCAGCGGCTTGGGCTCTCCTCCGACATGGAATTTTCCCATCAGAGCGTCGATAGCTTGGTCCGGGTTGTCGTTGGCGACTCCGCGACCGAGGTAGGCCCACGGCCCACCGATGGCGTAGTTCTCGATCATCTCCCGCATGAGGGCGGATCGGCCAATGTCTCCCCTCGCCCAATCTACCGAGGCCGTAGGATCATCCGGCAGCCATGGCAAAGATTCGAGAGCGTTGGCAAAGACTCGCCCGGCGAAAAATCCCGCGTAGCTGGCAGCATTCCCGCCCACCACACCGCCAATAACCATGCCAGGGACTCCTCCCACGGTTCCTACTGCCGCCCCGCCCGTGGCTCCGGCGATGCCTGACAGGGTGGTTCCGGTAAATTCCATCAGCACTCGCCGCCCGTCGCGGCTTTTAGAAAGTTCCAAGACCTCTTTGGCGATGTTCTTCACAAGCGCCGCACGGCCTTTGATGCCTCCCGGTTGGTTTACAAGCGCCCGGCCAAAATCTTTGGTAGGGCCGGTGAAAAGTTGGAAGTTTGGATTCCACTTGATGATGAGGTTGTAAATGCTGTTTCGGAATCCCCAATTCAGCGATTTGAGAATGGCGTCGCCCATTGCCGGGGAATGCTGGTCGAGCGCGGCGGCCCATCGGTCTTGGATGTGAGCGCCGACAAGCTGCCCTTTCTCTCGCCATGTCACCAGCTTCCAGCCGGATTCGCTCGGCGGCTTGGGTTCCATGAATTTCCCATTGAATCGCATGGGTGCAGGGCGGGCGATTTCTGCACTGGCCTGAACGAGGCGGCCACCCATGACGCGGTTAAATTTATTCTTCTGCGCGGCGCGAAACATCGACACCAATTTCTTGGGCATTTCCACGGTCGGACGGGCCACAGCTTTAACCGTTCCTTTGCGCCCTACCATGCGGCTGGAGGTGTATGGCTTCACATAGTCCAGCACGGTGAAAGTGGCGTAGTTCTCGTTGGTGGAAAATTTCTGCCACAAGTCATCAGTGAGCATCCCTTCTTCCCAATAGAATTTAAGGACATCTTGGAATTGTTCGCGGAAAGCCTTGGCCGATGCCTCTAGTGCGGCCCATTGCTCCGGCTTCATATTGGCTTGCATGTAGTCGAGCCGTTCCTGAGCGGTGCGGGCGGTCTCTCCGCCAGGGTTGAACTTGGTGGGGCTTTGCTCGTAGCCGATGGTTTGCATTTCTCCATCTACCATTTCCTTCACCTCGTATTTCTCGCGGGCGATGCGCGTGTAGATGAGATAATCATCGAGGGAGAAACGACTGATGCCTGCCTCGTCCAGCCCGATTAGGACTCGCTGCATATCCATCATGCGAAGTTGCAGGCGGCTGTCGGCCATCGGGTGCTCCTCGGTGAGGTAGCGGTAGGGATCGTCCTCGGCCGAGGGCAGCTTTCCTTCGGCGCGGGCCTTGTCGATGGCCGATGTCAGCGGAAAAAATTCATCCCAATATTGATCGCGTATATCATCCCAGAGGCCGGTCAAAGAAGTGCGGCGGGAGGTGGCTTTGTTAAAAGCATCGAGGAATGCCTGGTCTCCTTTGGCATAGTTTTCCCAATCTCTGGCCTGCCGTTTTTCCAGCACACTGGACCGGCCTTTGTTGATGCGGTCGTAGATGTCCACCAGCTTGGCTTTGACCTGCGGGCGGCTGTCGAGGTGGTTCCAGAAGGTCTCGTAAAAAATAGGAGCGCGGGTTTTGAGATCCGCCGGGCTGTTCATCAGCACGCTCATGGCATCGGCGAAAAGCTCCTCGGCGCTAAAACGGTATTTGATGTAGTCGTCCGGCGTTTTCGCCATGTCGAAAGGTTTCCACCATTTTGTCAGGTCGATCAGTTCTTGCCGGATGTATTTGAAGTCGGCGACATTTCTTGCAGCCATCTCGGCCCGCATGGCGGCGTGGAATGCCTCGCGGAGTTCGTCTGGAGTCGGTTCGCGGCCACCGATATTCTGGACTTCCTCGCGGGTCGTCGTGCCAATTTGTTCGCCTTGGATTTGGAATTTCTCCAAGCGCGAATCGACGATGCCTTTCATGGCTTGCTTGACGATGGCTTTCTTCGTGCCCCCGTCCTGCTTGGCAAACCAGTCGTAGAGTTCCGGCCATTGCTCGCGGGCATCGAGGCCGAAGAGACCCTTCACGATTTCTGGCGTCACTCCGCTTTGCGCATAGACCGGCTCCTCCACCAGCACACGGCGCACTTCGCCTTCCAGCGAGACGCGCAAATCTTCCTCGGCCCGCTGGCGGATAGCTTCGCGTTGTTTCTTGCTGATCGCTTCTCCCTGCACGGCGACGGGATCAAGCGGCATCGAATGTTTGGTCGAGCGAACACCGGCAATGATGCCAAGGAGGTTGCCCTTCTGCATTTTGAAATCATCCATAAATTGGATGAAGTGTCCGGCCTCGTGCATGAAAACCATGTTGGCAGAAGCCTCACCGCCTGCGGCGATAAGATCAGGGCGCAGCGTGATGTAGCCGTTGCCCGCAGGCAGGAATGTGCCCAATGCTCCACGCTTGCGCGGCACACGGATTTGCGGGTTGTTTCCAGACAGGCTTTTGAAAAACTCCATCGCTTCCGGCATTTCAATGATCGGCACCTTATCCATGCCGCCGAGGATCACCGGCATGGTCCAGACGCCAGTGTCAGCGCGGGAGACGCCCACCGCATCGGGGAAGTCGGCGAAGACTTGGGCGTCGTTGTAGGTTTCGAGCGGTGGCTTGGGGAGCGTGGCGGTGGTAGAGAGGAGCGGGGCGGGCGGTCCTGCGTCGGCCATGGTCTTGCCGCCTCGGGAGGATTTGGCGGGCGGTCCGGCATCGGCGAAAGCCATGTTGGTTTGGCTCTTCTGCGCCTCCTCCTCCGCCGCTTGCTGGCGGTTGGCTTCGTCGGCTTCGCGTTGGAGCTTTAAGCTGTCGTCATCCAGCGGGCGGTCGAGGCTGAATGGCATTTCGCCAGGGGTAAAAAGATTGCCAGAGAAGGGTTCGGTCTGCTGGGCGGCGGCGGGCGGGGCGGCGGTCTCAGTAAGAAATGAGAAGCCATCATCCTGTGAGGGGGAGATTTCGGTTTCCTGCACCCACATTTGCGTGCCGTCTTCCACTTTCTGGAGGCCAAACTTTGCGCCGTCTTCCAGGGAAATGGTGAAGGTCTCGGGGTCGATGGCTTTCACATTGAGCCATTCGTCTGCAATCTTCACGCGGTCGCCGATCTTGAGGTCGCTGGTTGTGACCGGTTGCAGGTTGGATTTCTTGGTCTTCGAGGGGTCGAGGGCTTGCTTAGTGAAGGTGTCGTATTGCTTCTGGATTTTATTTTGCTCGGCCTCGGTGGGGTCGCCATCCTTGATTTGGCGATAGCTATTGACCTCCGACATGTAGGCGTTGAACAAAGTATCCGGCGAGGGGTCGGGCAATAAACCTCGCTCGAAGAGTTCTTGGGCGCGGACATCGTAGGGTTGGCCTGTCGAGCGGTGCGTTTCGGCGAAGTGCCTGCCGGTGCGGCGGATTTCGTTCCAAAAATCATTCTCTCCGCCCGCTGTGCCGCTAGAGCTTGGGCGCATCGGGCTTTCTTGAAGCGCGGAAAGGATAGGAAATGTGCCGGGATCGTAGGAGATGCGGGGGAACTGGCGCTTGGGCTTGGCGGGCGGCGAAGTGGTGGCCCCCTCCCCGGCGATCAATTCGGGTGAGCCTGTCGGTTCAGGCGCTCCACTTGCGGCGGCTGGGGCCGTAGAGGTGTTCGGGGGAATGTCGTCAACCAGCGTGGCGGTGGTGGGGTCGAAGGGGATGATGTTCGACGGCTCGGCGGCGGGGCCGGGTAAAGCAGGCACGCCCTCGGGGCCGGGCAGGGCGTTGGTGCCGCCTTGGAAAGCTGGCGCGGGGCCGCCTCGGTTGATGAAGGCTTGGCCGGTGTAGGCGGCAGGGCTTCCAGAAAGCGGCACGGCGGCGGCAGGATTCTCGGCGGCGTAAGCCAAGGCGGGCTGGCCTGGGCGAGGCGCAGCGGGAACAGGAGGCTCGAAGCCTGCTTGCGTGAGAATGTCGCGCTGGAAACGGGGGTTGATGACGGTGTTAGTGTCCAAGACCCGTTGTCCCATAAAATCAACGGTGCTTTTGGCGATGGCTCCGGCTTCTACGAGGCGTTGGTCTTCACGCAGAATTTCCACGGTGCGGCGCATGGAAAAGTAATCCGCAGCTTCTTGGCGGGATGCGGTGCCGAGCTTTACCTTTTGCTCAAGGACTGGAAGTTCGTCTTTGAAATAAACTTTATTGCGAGCCTTCACCCCGAGGCCCGCGCCGAGGCCGCCGAAGATGGCGGAGATGCCGGTGCTGGCGGGGTCGTATTGCGGGCGGGGGGCGAGTTGTTCGCCGGTCTGGCGGAAATGCTCCATCGCCACTTCCTTGCTGATGTCTTGGTGCAGGAGTTTATCGAGGCCGAGGTTGCCGACTTGGATCGTGGCGTCGGTAGCCACGCCGATGCCTGCGCCTGCGCCAAAGGCTCCGGTGACAAACTTGGCGGCGGCGGCGCTGCCTTTCTCGGCTTGGATGAGATTGGCGGCATTCGCCAGGCGGGAGATGGAAACGGGCGTGGGGGCGAGGATCGAGACAAGCTGGCCGCCGGTGTTGTAGCCGGGCTTGAGTTGGTTCGCGGCATAGAAGCTATCGAGGAGGTCGCTTTCCTTGGAGGAGGCTTCGAGCAGGGCGTCGTAGGCGGCTCCGGTGCCGAGCGCGGCGGCGGTGCCTGCGCCAATACCAACGGCGATGGCCCCCGGTCCAGTAAAGCCGGTGGCCGTGGCGGCGGCTCCCCCTCCCACGATGGCGGCTCCGGTTTGCATGGCTCCTTTGAGCAGGCCGGAGGCGGTGGCTTTGGCTTCGGGGAAAGCTCCGGCGCGGCGCTCCAGGTCGCGGCGGGCGGCGGTGGCTTTCTCCACCGAGGGGATCACGGTGCGGGTGGCTTCGTCCCATTGATCCACGGTGCCTTTCTGGAGCTGGGTGTAGGAGTCGGAGTCGATCACCCCGGCGGACCACAGATTTTCGACGGCGGAGTTGTAGCGGGCGGGGTCGATGTAGATGCGGCCATCGAGGACTTTCCAAGATTGGCTGCCCTCGGGGAAAATTCCTTCCTCGCGGATAAGTTGATCCTCGCGCATCCCGGCATCGCGGGCGGCATCGAGTTCGGGGTTCGGCGTGGGAACAGGCGAAGGCGTCGCGGCGGGCAAGGCGGGCTCGTCCTCCACGGGAGCATCCAAGAATGACTCAGCGGTCGGGGCGGAAGTTGTCTGGGCCTCGTCAAGAAATGCCTCAGCGTCCAGCGGTGCTTCGTCGAGGAAAGCTTCGGCGGTCATTTGTAATTGAACTGCGTGCGAAGTATTTGAACGGCGGAGGAACGATCAATTTTACCAGCGCGGAGGGCGGCACGGACATCATCCGGCGAGGAATAAGGGGCTGGTGTGCGTGAAGGCGCAGGAGTTTGGGAAGGAGTCGGGGCGGCAGGGGTCGGCGTTGGGGTGGCAGCGGGCGCGGGGGAGGATTTGGAGGAGCGGTTCACGGGGCGGATGGCGACTTCGATGCGTTTGTCGAAATCGGATTTTTCGCTTTCCAGTTGCTTGCGGAGGGAAGCCACCTTCGTTCCGCCGAGCCACCCGGCAGGCTCATAGGTGCCGGTCTCGTCGTTGTAGGCCACAGATTCCGCCTCGGTAAAACGAGTGAGATCCGTGAGGCGAGCGCCGACATTTTCGCTCTGGAGCTGGAGGCGTTTGATGTTGTCCTCTTGCGTAGCGGAGAGTTTCGCGGGGCCGCGAACGGCTTCCCCGGTGCTTTCATTCCATGCCGGGAAGCTGCGGCCCGTGAGCGGGTCGATCATAACCATCGTGCCATCCTCGGCTTGCTTGATTTCCATCTTCACCGCCTCGGGTTGCTTGGCTTCTTCAATTCGCTGGTTATTTGCAAAATACACCGTGCGGCCATCGGGCAGGGCCACGGTCTGGACTTGCGAGGCGCGGGATCGCTTCACGCTGTCTTGATAAATGCGGAGGGCGTCGCGGGCGGGGACGCTGCGGCCCGAGGCTTTGGTGGCGCGGATGACTTCCTTCTCATGCGGGGAGAGGGCATTCCATTGCTCTTGGCTGGTGATGCGAATGCTGGCTCCTTGGGCGAGCCGGGCGGCGACGGCATCGAAAGGCTCCTCGTCTTGACCCGACACGGCATCGAGGGCTGGGCCGACCGGTTGTTGCTGGGTGGTCGGATCGACGGCATCAAACGCTGCCGATAAGGGCATGATGTTATTTGGATCAGCGTCGGCAGAGGGGTTCACCGGGAGCGGCACAACCTGGTCGTAATCGAGAGCGGCTTGCTGGGGGGTCATGGAAAGATTTTACTGCCAGATGTCAACGCCATCCGCCACATCGACGCTAAACATCGGCGAAGACCCACCGCCTCCGCCGATGCCGAGGGCGGCTTTCTGTTTGGCGAGGTTGAGGGCTTGGGTGTATTGGGCGTTTTGATTGTAGCGAGTTTGGAGGTTTTCCACGGCAGGCATGAAGGCCATGTAGGTTCCGGCCATCTTGTTGGCGTTTTTACCGGCTTTGCCGAGTTCTTCATTGAGAGCGTTGCCGAGGGCTATGCCTTCTTCGCCATACTGCGGGAGGATGGCTTGCATGGCGGAGCCGGTAGCGGCGAGACCTTCGAGCTTGGCGGTGTTTTCGCGGGATTCTTTAAGCATTCCGCCGATGCCGCCGCCGAGACCGGCGAGACCTTCGCCGATGGATTTACCGAAAGATTGCATTCCTTGGGCGCGGGTGTTGGCGGCGTTGACTTGGGATGCTCCGAGGATTTCGCCGGAGCGGTCGTTGACGGTGGGGTTGTAGGCGAACATGGGCGTTTAGGGGGTTGGGAGGTTTTTGGATTGGCGGGCTTCTATGCAGAGTGGGCTGCCGGGCTGGAAGGCTCGGCAGGCGGATGGACGGTGTTGGTATATTGCGCAGGCGACTCCTCGGCCCACTTCGCCACGGAGGGCGATGCAGCGTCCGCAGGGGTCGGTTTTGAGAAGGGGGTAGTCGCTTCGGAGGTAGTCGGCAGGGATGCCGGTGGCGTCGGAGCGGTCGCGCCGGAGCACGGGCCAGCTCCAACGGTGCGAGCAACATGCGCCACACCGTTGACAGTCGTATTCGGAGCCCAGTTGTGGCGGAAGCCCTGCTCGGGGATCGCGTTGTCCTCGTAGGGGGCGAGGTGGGCGATGTTGTTGACCTGGCTTTGGAGTTTCGGGCAATGGACGGGGCTGCTCAAGTGGCGGTTCACGCAGTTCCAGCATATCGGGTAGTAATCGGCGTTGTGGGATTTGTCCTGCTTGTGGCCCCACTTGCCGGTGGAGCGGTCGTAGCGGGTGGGGTCCATCGGGACGCCTTCGGCTTCGAGGTAATCGAAGATGTCGTCGTCGGTCCAATGCCGCATGGGGTAGAGCTGGGTGGGCGAGTCTGGGGTGCGGCGGACATCCTGCATGAGGGGCACGGCTCCTTTGATGAGATCGACATCGGCGGATTTCTGGCCGTGGAAGCAGGAGTCCCACGGCCATTGGAAGGTGCCGGTGGGGCGCTGGAGCACATCGGAGAGGCCGCAGAGGTAGCGTCCGGCGGAGACTTCCTGCGCGGTGGGGGCTTCGGTGCCGAGGCTGAGGATGAGGGCGCTGTGGTGGCCCCATTGGTAATACTTGAGGAAATCGAAACGCGGCTCGCCGGTCTCGATGTCGAAGCCGTCTTGGATGGCGATGCGGCCGGGAGCGTAATCGAAGAGGGTCAAGTCCCACTCGCGGGCGAGCAGGTCGCTGTGGGCGTAGCGGTGGCGGAAGCGGGGTTCACGCCACTGCACGCAGGGGAGCCGCACGCCGAGCTTGAAGATGAGGAGGTGCAACATGGCGGTGCTGTCCTTGCCTCCGCTCCAGAGGACGACGGGGTTGCGAAACTCCCGCAGCCAGTGCTCGGCGCGGTAGAGGGTTTGATCGACGAGGGTTTGCAGGTGTTGGTTCATTAAATGGCGAGGCCGACTCCCATGAGAGCACCGCCCGCGATGCCGCCCATCATTCCCATTTGTCCGGAAGATTGAGATGCCCCGGCCTGCAAGTAAGCGCCTTGCATTGAGGCGTTGTTGTTAAGCACCGTGTTACGGCGGGTTTCGAGCATGTTGGTGTTGAAAGTCTCTACATTGCCAATGGTGCCGAGAGCGTTGGAGTAGGCTTGGCCGAGCATTCCGCCCGCTTGGCCACTCAGCCCTTGCCCGAAGGAGGCTCCGGGAGCAAAGGCCCGCTGGTAGGGGTCGTAGTTCATTCGCTGGTTGGCGACATTGAGGGCGGTCTGATTCGTGTCGGCCATGACAGCGCCTGCAAATGTGCGGCGTTGCGCTTCGCGCTGGCTGGCGTAGGCGTCACGGTTGAGCACTTCGGCGGCAAGGGCAGCGTTGCCGACGCCGAGGCCACGGGCGGACATTCCGGCCCGGGCAGCTTGGGTGGCGGCGCGTTCTTGCTCGGGGGTGAGGCTGCGGCCAAGCTGGAGATCGGCAAGGGCGGAGGCGTTGAGTTGTTTGGAGATTTCGTTGTTGCGAGGGTCCACCGCATCCAGTCCGGCTTTGGCCTCGCGGTAGCTCTCGTTGTCGAGATTGGCTGAGACTTTAGCAATCGTGCCTAGCTGGAGCTTTTCAAACTCGGGATAGGCCGACTTGAGTTGCTTGATCTGGTCTTGACCGATGAGCCGCGAGTTCTTCCGCGCTGCCGCGAACATTTTCTCATAGTCCAGCGGCTCGGCGGCCTTGGGCACCGGCTGCATCTTTGGTTTTTTAGGTCCTTTGCCACCCATTACTCTACCCCCCTTTCGTGAGCTACGGACGACACGGAGGTCGTCCCTCCAAGACCAACGCGGCGGGCGAGTTTGGCCCATGGGTAGGCGTGGGGCTCGAAGGAGTTGCGCCTATGCCAGATGGCCCACTCTTGGGGGTGCGTGGCGACGCGGAGAAATTCGCGGACGGGGTTCGCGTGGCCGACCGAGGCGGCGAGCTCGACGAACCAGGCGTTGGGGGGGAGGTCGTAGGTCATATCGTTGGTATCCGGGGAGTAGTGGACTTCGTGGGCGAGGAGGAAGACTTGCGGGGTGTTGAAAACGAGGCCGTGGGCCATGTGCCAGCCGAGGAGGGATTCAAAAGGTTCTGTGGTGTGTTCGTCATGCCAGTTGCGGGCTCGTTCCCAGGGGAGCATTAGGGGGTTAATTCAGTGACCGTCATGGTGCTGATGGTGCGGAAAGAATAGTCTCCAACATTTGTATCGTAATATGATTTATTTATGTAACCTATTATCGAAGAATAGACTTTTGCTTGTATTTTGTATGAAACGGTTAATGTGGAACCTGGAGAATTATCAATAAAATCCAAATTAACGCTTTGAATTGCGTATGCTCCGCTATATCCACCGTTACTTGTTGCTACAAGTCGATCTCCTGAAGAAGTCCCAACTCCTATGGCTGTGCTTCCACGCAAGATTCTAAATGCAATCCCATGGTTGCCATTGTTAGTGGTGCACGAAATGTTGGCTTGAATGCGAACTGCCCCAGAAGATGAAGCAATCCTTCTTGTTAATGTGATAGAAAGGCTTGAAACATCAACCCAATCGGATGCGCCGGTGTTGATATCCTGGGTGTTTGTTTTAACGGCTTGAACAACTTGGATGGGAAAATTTGACGGCAAAGCTAAACTGGCGAGGCCGAGGGTGCCAAAGCCCAAAGCTGTTCCACTGCGGCGGAGGACATGACCGTCGGTGGAGGCCGAGAGGTCGGTTGGGTTAGTGGTGCTATTTGTCGGATTTCCGATTACCGACAAGGCGGCGGAATCGCGGAGGATGGTCGAGGTGACGGATTTGTCGGCCAGCTTGGTCGAGGTGACGGATTTGTCGGCCAGCTTGGTCGTGGTGACATTCGCGTCTGCGATTTTGGCCGTGGTGATCGCTGAGTTGGAAATATCCTCAGTGGCGATGGCCGCGATAATTACGCTCGGCGTTTGAGCCAAATTCAAGATGGCCGGGGTAACGGTCTGGCCGGAGGTGAATCCTGTAGGGTGGTTGTAGCCTTTGGTGACGGTGATGGTAGCCATGGGTTAGGAGACGGTGCGGGTTTCGGTGTGCGGGAGTCTGCCCGTGGCGGCCTCGGCGGCGACGGAACGGATTTCCGGCCGACCGGTGGTGCTGGTGAATGTCAGCTCCAGGGCATGGGCTTTTGTGCGGATGGGAAATTTAAGTGAGTAATCCTCCGGGGTTCCGGTGGAGTTCGAGAGGGTGGCGACTTGGAAGGTGGAGTCGGGGTTAATGATGACGGCGGATGCGGATAGGGATGAGGACTCGGGAAGGACGACATCGGCGAGGCTGCGGAGGAACCGCTTGGAGTGCGGGGTGCCGAAGTTATAGCGGCGCGTCCGGATGGTGGCTTCGACAGGCGTGGTGCCTGCGCCAGCTTGAGCGGCTTCGTCTCCGGCTTCGATTTCATCCAAGAGAAAAAGGGAACCAGCGCGGTTGGTGATGAAGACGCGGCGGGTAGTGCCGTAGGTGGCTACCAGGAAATTATCGACGCCGAAACCATAAATGTCGCGGGTTTCCCAAGACTCGTTAAGAGAGTTGTAAATGAAAACGGTATTGTTGGTAGTGGTCTGCGCACCGGAATTGTCGGTGGGACAGGCGATGAGGTAGCGGTTGTCGAACCACAGTCCGACAGAGTTCTTCGCCAGCGCCGCATTCAAGTTTGCGAATTGGTCGGCGATGGGGTCGGAGAGAGGTTTGGTGTCGCCGCGAAGTTTGAGGTCGAGCTTGGTGTCCAACCGATAGATGCCGGAGTCGGAGAGGAAATAAACGAAGTTGCCTGCCGTGACGATGGAGCGGCGGGCGGAGCAACCCACTTCGTCGGTGAGGAGGGTGAGCTTGGAAATCAAGGTCGCGCCGGTATCAACGATATCGAATGATTGATTGATTTCGGCCAGATAGATGGACCGGCGCATGAAGACGAGGGCGCTGCCTTCGACCCATGGGTGGACGGCTACGAGGTAGTCGTTGCTGCCTTGGTTGGCTCGGAAGTTTTGCCAGAAGGGGTCGTAATTGTTCGGGTCCAGAACATCGGAAAGCGAAACCGAGTCGCGGCCATCAGGGATGACGAGGCGGTTATTGATGTAGCTTGCCCACCCGACCGAGCGCATGGTGCGATAGGTGGGACCGGCAGAGGGGATTCCTGCGGGGGATTTGACAAAATTCGTGGTGGGCAGGCCGTCCCAATAGATCGGTGGTTTTACACGGCGGACGGTGCGCCCAGAGATGGCGGTGTCGTTGGCTGTGCCCGCTGGCACGGCAATGGTGAATGAATTGCCAGTAGTGCTAAGGATGTCAAATTCGTGGCCGTTGAATGCGGCGGTGGGAGACCCTTCCAACCGGATTCGCTGTCCGGAGGTGTAGCCGTGGCCCGTGCAGTTCACGGTGGCGGTGGTGGTGGAAACGGTAATGCCGCCAGCAGTGAGGTTTTTCTCCTCCCAGCCTGGGATCGTCGGATCGGCCTCGCAGAAAAGGTAGAGGCGGTCGTAGGCTTGCAGCATCGTGACGGTATCGTTAGCCTCAATGCTGCTGCCGTCTGGAAATGTTAACTCGCCGGGGAGAATGGAAATGACGATGGGAGATTCGTCTTCGTAGGAAATCGGTTCGCCGGTATCAGTGGAAAGGTATCCATCGCTCCAGACGCCGGAGGTGAAATCACCTTGGGCGAGGACTGGGAATGCACGGTCGGAACCGGCGATGACAAGAACCTCCATGGAATTCACTCCGTCTGGCGAGCGCATCACGGCTGAGGTGAAAATTCCACCGGCATAGGCCGAGCGGACGACGGGCTCGTTCGGCGCGGAGTTAAGAACAAACGGAAGGGAGAGCGGGGTGCCAGCAGGCGAGATGTTTTCAGCGAGGCGCTTGGCACCTTTGCGAACCTTGGCAACGCCTCGGTCGAAGCGCATATTCACCGAGTCTTGCAAAACCCCAGGCGGAAGATTGACCGGATTGAGTCGGCTGGCAAAGCCGATAAATCCAAAGTCGCCATCAATAGCTATGGGGGAGTCCAGCGACATTATGTTGCGATAATGCCAATCGTGCGCAGTCGTGAAAGAATGGCCTCTTGTTTAGCTTCCAGCTCCACGCAGAATTCTAAAAGTTGGTTTACTGTTGGCGAGGTTGCATCAACCGTTACTGATCCATTTGCCGTTGGCAGTGAACCGGTGGAAGTGGTAACATCAAGACTCGTAATTGCGGTTGGTTGCACAACCGGAGTGGCGTTCCAGAATCCGAGCTTTTGCGTTATGGCGGTGCCTATCTTGGTGCCGGTGGAGGTTCCAGCAGCCACATTGTTGCCTTCGCCCAAAGTCAAACCAGCGCAATTTACAGGTCCGCAAGTTAAGGTTCCGCTGGAAAGATTAAGCGGAGTGCTTCCGGAGCCAGAAGCGATCAGTCCAACTTCCTGCAAACTAACGAGGAGATCGGCGGTGAGGGCGGGTTGATCGACCGGCGTGGCGTTCCAGAATCCGAGCTTTTGAGTAGCGTCGGTGCCAAGCTTGGTGCCGGTGGTGGCGTCAAGGGCAAAGTTGGTGGCGGCGGGGACGGTGACGGTGTTGCTGACCGTGCGAAGGCAGTCGCTTTTCAGGACGCCGGAGGTGACGCGCTTGGTGACGCCGTTGTCGCTGATGGGCAAAAAGTCTGAATCGTCCGGCAGCGTGGAGAGGAGAGTGAGTTGGTCGATGGTTTTTGCCATGGTCTACTTTCTATTGTGCGGGGGGTTGTCAAGGAGGCTGCGGATAGCCGGTGTGGAGAGGCGGCGGCGGTTGTTCGTGCTGAAAAGATCGCGGATCGCTCCGGCGGTTTTGTGCGGGTGCTCGAGGATTTTTTGGCGAACCTTGGGCAGCAAATCGGCGGGGATGCCGGGGATGGTTTCCGCTGCGGCGGCAGAGGATTTGGCGGGCTTGGGGGTGCCGGGCTCGATGATGCGGTAGCAGGTGACTTGCACGGGGCGCATGGTGGCGGCGTCCCAATCGCTGAATTTTTTAGTCTCGATGTCGCGGGCTTCGATGGCGTCGCGCAGGAGGTCGTGGACATTGCGCTCGGGGCAGCCGAGTTGGCGGGCCGCTTGCTGGCGGGTGAGCCATCCTTGGTTTGCGGGGATGCCGTATTTGAGGGCTTTGTGCTTGAGGGCGATGGCGGCGAGTTTGTTCATGCGGACTTGGGTTTGAGGAGGAGGCTGGCGTAGCTGGTGCCTTCGTTGATGGTGACATTCACCATCTGGAAGTTGCCGGTCTTTTTGCTGATGAAGCGGACGAGGTAGCCATGCGTCCACTCGGTGGGGCGGGTGTTGGCGTAGAGGGGCTGGCGTTTGCACAGGCAGCCGGGGTTCCATGCGGAAATGAGGCCGACGCCGGGGAGGTGCATCGGCTTGTAGGCGGCGCGGTGCGTGTCGAAGAAAACGATGTTCGCAGCGGCCTTGGCCATGGCTTGCCCAGCGGCATCGCGGGCGTTGCTGATTTTGTGAACGAAAAATGCCTTGTCGATTTTGACCCAGCCTGGCGTGTCGCAGTCTCCGTGGGTTTTGCCTTGGTGGTAGTAGCGGATGCCTCGGTCTTTGAGCCGGAGGACATGCTCGGGGCAGAAGGTGCGGCGAAGCAGGTCGGTGTCTTTGTGGTGAGCGAGGCGTTGGGTGAGCGCCCATCTCTCGACGCGCCATTCGTGGTTGCCTTCGATGTAATGCACTTCGGAGGGTGAGGCGGCGGCGAGGATTTGGTCGAGGAGACTGTTGGCAACGGCGATGTCGTCTTCGTAGGAGTCCTCGGTCTCGGCGACATAGCCGAGCGTGTGGTGCTCGGCGAGGAAGCCGCCGCAGTCAATAAAATCGCCGCCGATGATGAGACGGTCGGGCTTGAGGGTTTTGAGATCGCCGAGGAAAGCGGCCATCGCGGCGGGGTCGTGCTTGTTGCCGTGGACATCGGAGAAAATGACTTCGATGATGTCGCCGGTTCCGGCCCTCGATGTGGCGGGCGTGACCTTGCGCGGGGCTTTGGTGAAACGCGAACGCTCCAGAGCCTTGATCGTTTCGGCGTGGGCGCGGCGCTCGGCTTCGAGCTGGGCGCGGGCTTGGGCTGCTTCGTTCTGCGCGGCGGTGACTTGGCTGGCGTGAACGATGTTTTGCAGTTTGTTGGTTTTCATTCTTCGTCCTCCTCGTCTTCGTCTTCGGTTTCGTAAGGCCACAAAATTTCGTCGGCCTCGCGGGTGATGGCGCGGGCGGCGTAGTCGTTGCCGAATTTGAAATCCATGAAGAAGGTCTCGCCGCCGTCCTCCCAAGAGACCAAGGCAATGCCGACATCGAAATGCTCGGCGAGGAGGTCGCGCACCTGGAGCATGATGGCTTCGCGGTCTTTCGGTGGGGAGGATTTGGGTTTGCGCAGGCGGCTCATGCGTTGCCCTCCTCGACGAGCAGGTAGGGGATGGTCTTCTGCCCGGCGCGGTCCATTTCGGAGTAGGCGAGGGCGATGAATGCGCTCCACTGGGCGGGGTGGATCGTCTGACAGCCGAGCGAACTCGTAGTGTTGTAGCCTCCTTTGTGCAGGTTGATGGCGGTTCCCATCGAGTCGCCTTCGCCGTCGCGGGCCACGGGGAGTTGTTCGCCGGGCGTGGCGGGGCGCAGGGCAGGATAGCCGCCGCCGGGCTTGCTGAGGCCGTGTTTGCCTTTGCGGTAGCGGTGCACGCCGGGCTTGAGGACGGCGATGCCTTGGCGGCACACCGAAGGATCGGTGTTGGCGTTGAATGTTGCGTAGGCGTTTGGGGAGACGAGGAAAATGGCGTCGTCGTAGATGCCTCGGTCGTTCTCGCCGGGCTTGCCCATCGTGTCGCGGTAGTAGCCACGGATGCCCACCAGAGCGACCTCATCGGCAACGCGGGCCTTGGTGAGCAGGGCTTGCGTTTTCGACTTGGCTTGTTGTGGACGGCTCGGGGGGAGCATCAGGAGTTTTAGGTTTTAAGTTTTAAGTTTTAAGTTCTCCCTCTGTGCTCTCTGTGTCCTCTGTGGTTATTTATCCTTGAGGGCGGGCAGCTCGGGGAGGGTGTAGCTGAAGCGCCCGTAGTCGGTTTCGAGCGAGACGCCGAGCGTGCTGCAGCCGGTCAGAAAACTGATCGTCACAAAGATGTATCCGATCAGCAGGGCCATCGCGGAGACCTTGGCCGGTGCACTCATTTCTTCTCGTTGCGGAAAATCTCTACCAGCGCGATGACCGCTGCCACGGCGGACGCGATGGCTTCCCAATGTTGGGGAGAGAGGCTTAATCCGGCGAGGCCGCCGAGGACGGCGAGGCCGCGAAAGGTGGACGGTTGTTTTAAGTGCGAGAGGAATTTATTCATGGGGGGGGAGGGAGGGGTTTTAAGTTTTAAGAATTAAGTTTTAAGGGTCGTGCGGCGTGCGCTTCTTGTTGAGGATCGCGTAGAGCGAGGCCACGCCGACCGCGATGCCGACTAGGAGCGAGGCGATGCGCAGCCAGGCTTCGATCTCGGGAAGCATCGACACCCCGAGCCCCGTCGCGGTGGCGAGGAGGCCGGTGAGGCTGGCTGTGGCTTGGTGCGTGTCCATTAGCTGAGTGCGGCGGCGAGCTGCGCTCCGGTGGTGGCCACGGTCGAGCATTGCGCGAGTCTGTCGGTCTGGAGCAGGTCGGTCTTGGCTTTCACCGCGTCGAGCTTCGAGGCTTCGGATGCAGCGAGTCTGCTGCTCACGGCTTGGTCCACTCGGGCCAACTCGACCGAAAGCTCGGAACGCACGGCTGCTGCCACCGTGCTGGCGGACGGCGCAGTGACTCCGGCGATGGCGGCTTCGAGGAGGCTTTGGTCGGCAGGATCGCTCGGCAGCGCATCGGTCTTCGATTTGATCGCCGAAAGCTGGGTCGAGTTGCTATCGAGTTCTTGGCGAATCTCGATGGCGGTCGGGCCGCTTGCGCTGGTGAGCGTGCGGCTCGAGTGGCTCCAGATGTCGCTCGGCGTGACCGAGGCGGGTGCGTTGGTGAGCGTGTCCACCGTGCCGCCGGTGATAGATCGAGTTGCAGCGCCCCAGACGGCGGTGGCGATGTCTGATCCAGTGACAAAGGCTGTGCCCGTTGTGTTGTCCACAGCGACTCCCAGACTAACCGAACCAGCGGCTGGGACTGCACATGTGCCGGTCAAAGCGCCCGATGCGTAGCTGACTCCGCTGCGCACATCGGTGGCGGCTGGCATGGCGGCGTTGGCCGTGGCGTCGATGAGGGTCTTTGCGCCTGCGGTGTCGGCGTAGTTAAACACGGCCACATTGGTATTGGCTTTTTTCAGCCGGATCGGGCCGGAAGTTGGAGACTGCCCTAAAATACCGTATTCAATTTCTTCAACGGTGGTTTGTGAGTTTTGGCCCGCACTCACGCCTACCGACGAACTTAATCCAACAGAACCTGCGCCAAACCCGTTTCCGACTGCGCGTTTGACTCTGGCGGTTCCAAGCGAGTTTGAAAGGCCGGTGAAGTTCTCACCTCCAACCGCACTCCCATTTACAACAATCGTTGCAGTAGATATGTTTATTAAGCCATTACCACCGCGCCCGCCGACAACATTTCCGTTTATGGTGATGGTATTAATTCCCGACTCATTTCGGATGCCGTGGGCATTAGTCAAAGAGGATGTGGCTGATCCAGATGCCGTGCCGGTAAAGTTGATTGTTCCGGCAGTGCAGTAAATTCCATGATAATCATTTGCAGAACCTCCAGTAGCTGATCCAGAAAGCACATTGAGAGTGCCGCCGCTCATATTTATCGCGGTGCTATAGGGGGTAGAACCTGAGGTCGGTGATCCGCTTCCACCTGTAATGACTCCGGTGATATTCACCGTGCCTGCTGTCAAGACCAGTGCGTTGGAGATAGTGCTGACGCCTCCGGTCAAATTGCCTGTGATGTTCAAAACTCCAGTGCTGGTTTTGTTAATTCCATGTGAATTCACATTCGATCCAGCTAATACATTTCCGTTTAGCGTGCCAGAATTCCCCCCTGTTTGGTTGATAAGAGCCGCGCCAGCGTTGCAGCGAAAAAGGTTTGCTGTAATGGTGACGCCATTGCCTAATGTGAATGAGCCGCCAGCCGTGGCTCCCCCGATAGTGTCATTGCGTATTTCCCCAACGGTCGCTGACACATTTAGCGTGACGGTGAAATTATTCGCCATCAAAACATCGATGTTCGTGAATGTTGGGAACAGGTCACTGGCTGTGCCGGTGGGCGTAGTGGCCCAGACATCGGCGGCGTTTATGTTGCCAGTTTTACGAGCGTAGTAGGTTGCCATGGCTTAGAGTCCTTTTGCGGCGATGTAGGCTTGGAGTGCGGCTTGGATCGCGCCGACGGCCTGCTGGGTGGCGGCGTCCGCACCGGCCAGTGATCCGAGGACGATGCCGATGGCGGCTTCGTCTGCGGTGATGACCTCATTGTTCTCGATGCAAGTCGGGACCAGGCGCATGGCGACCTGCGCGTCACTCGATCCATCGCCGTTGTATTTGCCTGTGATGGCCAAGTTGAGCGAATATTTTGGGTATTGTTTGCCGTCGATTTCGATGGGGTTGGTAGCGATCATGGTGTTTGGATTTTTTGGGTTTAAGAAAAATTCAGATTGGTTTTGTTCGACCACGCGCCGGTGGCGGATTGCTCCGAGACGACATCGCCTGCGGAGTTGGTGGTGATGCGGTAGATAGTCCAGGCGGTGGCGTCTTCAGCGGGGCCGGAGGCGGGGTAGTCGGTCCAGGAGAGGCGGCCGATGTAGAGGGTGGTGCCTGAGACGGCGTGCAGGAAAATGGCGGCTCCGGGGCCGGAGACGAGGGGGAAGACTTCGCCGGTGTGGTCTTTGCTGTAAAGTCGCCGGTCGGCCAAGTTCAAGGCGAGTTCGCCGGTGGCGACTTGGTTCGCGGCGGGGATGCGGCCTGCGACGGTGGTGCGTTTGACCTTGAGGACCATTGGGAAGTTTTAAGTTTTAAGTTTTCAGCGGCTGCGAGGGGGAGCGATGGCGCGGGCTGGAACCGCGCCACCGCTATTGGGGGAAGGGCTACCTAGAAGCTGCCGCCGTCGATCTCGGTCTCGAGCGCGGAAACGCGGGAGGTGAGAGCTGTGGCTGCGGATTCGATGGTGCCTGCGCGGGACTCGAGGGCGTCGATGTCGCCTTCGTTGGTCGTCACACGGCCAGCCAGCGTGGTCGCTGCGGACTCGATGGCGTTGATGTCCGACTCGGCTGTGGTGACACGACCGGAGAGGGTCGTTGCGGCGCTCTCGATGGTGCCTGCACGGCTCTCAAGGGCGTCGATGTCGCCTTCGGCTGTGGTGACGCGGCCCGCGAGGGTCGAGGCGGCACCTTCGATGCTGGTGGCGCGGCTCTCAAGGGCGTCGATGTCACTCTCGGCTGTGTCGAGGCGTCCGTCGAGGGCTTCCTCGGCTGCGGTGGCGCGGTTGACCTCGGCTGTCAGGGCGCTGGAGGCGCTGCTGGCGAGGGAGGTTATGGCTCCGTTCAAGCTGGAATCCGCTTGCTGGAAAGCAGTTACGACTTCCGAAAGCGAATTTAGGGCTGTGCCGTCCACATTGGAGAGGACATTGTCGATGCGAGTTCCGAGGGCGGCTTCCGCTGCGGTGGCGCGGGAGGTTTCGGAGGTGATGCTGCTGTTCAGCGTGCTGACTTCCGAGGAGAGGTCGGCGTTCGTGGCGAAGTGGCCTTCACCGGCGAGGGCGACGATACCGGAGTCGAGTCCGATGTAGAGTTTGTCGTCAACCTTGTTGTAGGCGAGTTCGCCGATGGCGAGGCTGGCTGGGGCTCCTGAGTTACCGCTCAGGCGGCGTTTGATGCGAAGGGTATTGGGCATTTGTGTTAGGGGATGTTTGGTTGTTCTGCGGGGTTAGTCCTAAAACTCACCGCCGTCCGCGTCGGACGAGATGGGTAGATAGGAAAGGGTGTCCACATCCCACCGGTGCGGGATGTTGGTATCTGCGGGAAAATAAATGCGGGCGACGACGCCTTCGGCGGGAAAGTCGGCGACGGCGGGGAAAGTCTGCACATCGTCGAACTCGTCGGGAATCATCGAGCCGGAGACTTGGCCCGAGGAGTCGAGCTGCGCCACCTGGGCGGTGGTGCTGATCATCGTGCCAGTGAGGGGATCGAACGAAACTTGCGACATGGTTACGCGAAGGGGGGATACTGAACGAATGAGGTTTTGAGTTGGGCGTTGTCGGTCGCGGGCACGCCGCCGAAATAGGTCATGCGGATGCGGGCGACTGCGGTTCCGCCAAAGCTGTATTCGGTGTAATCGGTGTTGTTCGTGGCACCGACTTTGAAGACCTCAAACTTGTCATAGAGAGGGACTGGAAATCCGGTGGTGACTCGCAGAGCCCCATCTGGTGTGGCTTGGACGGGTTGCACGATGCCAGCAGAGGAGCGGGCGGCGATCTGGACGGTGGGGTTGCTCATGTCGTTAATTTAATTATGGGAGAGGGTGTCAAGGGGTGATTATTGGAACGAAGCGGACCAGCGGCGGACCTCGCCTTTGCGCAGCCAGGCGTCGTCCATGCGCTGTTGCAGGATGCCTTCGGCGCGGGCGAACTGGTAGTTGGCTTTGTCCATCTGGCCGTCCTCGGAAAGCGTTTCGGCGAGGGCGTAAAATTTAAGGTAGTCCGCCAAGAACGCGGGGATGCGGTGGCGCAGCCAGAACTCCTCATTGGTCGGGAGATTGCCGGTGGTGTCGGCGATGGCCTCGTAGCAATCGCCGCTCGTGTTGTAGTAAACGAGGTTGCCCGCTGCGTAAGCGGTCGAGGAGTTGAACGCGGTGCTGGTGAATTTTGGCTGAGGCAGCGAGAACTCCACATACACCGGACCCGAGACATAGTTCTCGTCGATGATGACGAGGCTGTCTCCAGTGATGACAAACTCCAATTTCTGCGTGATGGCATACTCGCTCGGCTTGTCGGAATAAACCGCGACAACATTGCCGATAGGCGTCTGGCCGGTCTGGATGAGCGGAATGTATGGCAACGCATCCTCGGGAGCCTCGTTGCCGGAATCCTCGACATAGGCGGCCGTGGCGCGGTCGTTCCACGCCACATTAAGCGCGGTGTCGATATTGGAAACCTCGCCGCTTGTCGTGGTGCTCACCCGCTTGATGCGCCACACAAGGTCGGAAAATTCCGAGCCCTGCACAGCGCGGCCAATGTAGGAGGTCGTGCCTTGGTAATCGTGCTCGTAGGTGTAGCCTCCTTCGGCAAAGCCAGTGCCAAGCACAACCCGCTTCTCCGTGTAGTTCGTCTCCGGCCAATCAAAGAAAGTCCAAGCGGTCGCGGCAGCGGTGGTCAAATACTCTGCCAGAGCCGTAGCTTGCGAGGCCATGAGCGGCTGCGCGGGGTCGATGCCCATGCGGCTGATGACGCCATCTCGGACGGTGCGGTAGGGAGTGGCCTTCATTGTGCGCCTCCTTGTTGCAAGGCGGGGAGCGTGCCTTGGCGGCCGATCTGGGCGTTTTGTTGTTGCTGGAGCTGGAAGTTGAAGCCCTTCATGCGGGCTTCGATCATGTTCCGGAAAATTTCGTCCTGCTGGATGCGCTGCTGGAGGGCGGGGTTGGCGGCTATGATGCCTTGGAGGACTTGGGCGCGGAGCTGGTGGTTCTGGCCTTCTGTGGGAAGTTCGGGCTCGGTGCCTGCGGCGATCTTCGTGAAGGCGAGTTGTTCTTCGTTGGCTTCCATGGCGGCGGCGGGGCCGGGGTCGCGGACGAGGAGGTCGGCGAGGACGGGATCGACGGCGGCCATGATGAACTTGATGAGCCCGGCGCGGTCGATGACTCCGGCGGTATCCATCGGGACGACGGCTTTGCTGATGTAGTTGAGCTTCACGCCAAGGGCTTCGGCGTCGAGGTTCTTGGCATCCCAATCCACGATCAAATCGAACTTGCCTTGGATGCTTTCGCGGTCGGCTTGGAACGGGAGGGTTTGGCCACCGGAGACGCGGAGGATTTGGACGGGCAGCATGTATTGCTGCATCAGTTGATAGGTCTGGCCGATGATGGCTTTGAAATCGCGGAGCCAGCGGTCCACCGTGTGCTGCTGGACGAGGGCGACATAGTTGGGATCAACCCCCTCGCCTGCCATGCCGAAGTATTCATTCACATCGCGGCGCACGGCGCGTTCGATCTCGATGGTGCCTTGGTCGAACGGCGGCGGTTGCATCCAGCCGATTTCGTTGGGACGGCGCTCGGGGATTTGCACGGCGGGGCCGAGGATGATGTCGAGCTTGCCCCGATTGGCGGGCACGCGCATGGGCGGCAGGATGGCGATTCCGGCGCGGTCGGTGCGATAGTCGCGCTGGGTCTTGATCTCCGCCTGCATGGTGCTGACGATCTCGGGGATGCCTCGGGCTTCGATGAGGCAACGGGTGACGCGCTCGCGGGGGAGTTCGATGAAAGGATATTCGCCGTGCGAGTAGGGGGAGATTTCTTCTTTGGCGAAGATGTCCACATTCGGGTGCATGACCCGGCACATGATTTTCGTCGCGCCGGTCTTCTCGTCGGTTTCCTTGGAATAGACATGCCAGATTTCCACCAGGTCGCGGTGGTCTTGCCAGAGGATGGAGTCGCGGCGGTTGGTATTCTGGTGGGCGTAGATCGGCCAGAGGCTGGTGCCTTTGTAGTTCTCGGCCTTCTCGTAAAATTCGTAGGGGTAGCCTTCGGTGACGGTGCGCTCTTCCAACTCCTCGCAAGTCACCATCTCGCGGCGGGCGATCCAGGGGGCGCGTTGGAGGTCGTAGGTGGCGGTGGGGAAAATAATGTCGTTGAAAGGTTCGAGGGCGGTCCACTCGGGCTTGCTCTCGAAAATGTAGGGCTCGGTGTATTCGACGGTGCCGCCTTCGCGGAGCTTGCGGACATTGGCGGCGGTGCCGGTGCCGGGGGCGAATTGCTCGGCGAGTTCGATGGCGATTTCTTCTTGGAGCGGGTCAAGGATTGCGCCAATGAGCATGGCGAGCGGCGAGGCGGGGTCGCCCTGCTCTTGGGCCATGACGATGAGGTCTTCGAGGCTGACGGATTTTTCCTCGATGCGTGTCGTCGTTTTCCAGAACACGCCCATGATGGCGATGCCGTAGGTGGCGCGGATGTTGAGGGCGAGTTCGAGTTCGCGGCGGAGGTCGCTGGCGCAGTGAGTGAAGAGCATCCACTTCAGCACGGCCTCGGCGGCGGTGCGGGATAGGGCGTCGGAGGATTCGACCGGCATCATTTGCAAGCGGGCGGCAAAGGTGGCGGTGAGGCAAAGCTGGGCCTCGCGGTTGCAGACGAGATCGGCGAGGCGGATGCGGCTGTCGGCGGAGCCTTCCCAGGGGAAAACATTTTTGCCGTAGTTGCTGGCCCACTTGCGGCCATCGGAGGATTGGCCATCCCACAGGGCCATGCGCGTGTCGTAGTTGCGGGCTCGGACGGAGGAGAACCAGCCGCCATCGGTGGCGGCTTCGGTGAGCTGGCCGATCCAGTATTTCGTGTCGCGGTCTGGCTCGTCGGATTCAGTCATGCTGTTCGTAGGCCGGGCATGAGGATGGCGAACTTGCCGGTGCCGCCGCATTTCACGACGCATTGGGGGAAGTTGCGTTTGAACCAGGCGATGAAATCGGAATCACGCCAGCAGCCGGGGACTTTCCAATTCCAGAAGTGATAAATTTGAGGGTCAACGGAGAGGGTCAAAGCGCCCACGCCTTCGATGGAGCGGAGGTCTTGCTTGGCGTGGTCGGCGGCGATGGCGTGCTGGCGGGCGTCGGCCTGCACGGCGCGGGAGTTCCACTGCTCGAACAACTCGCTTTTTGCTCCTTCGGCGAGGTCGCCGGGGAGGTCGCTGAGGGCTTCTTTGAGTTCGTCCATTGTCAAAAAGGGGAGCCCGGTTGCCGGTGGCCTGTCCTGAGACGAGGGGCCACCGGCAAGGGCTGGGGGGCGGAATTAGGTCGTTGCGGCAAATTTGCCGAGAACCTGCGGGTTGCTGACCGCTACGCCGAAGATGGCGTCGCAGAAGCCACGGCGTCCACCGCCACGGTCTTCAAGCTCTTCCATTCTTGGTTTGCGGTTGAACCCGATGGACACGAGGTCCATGTCGAGCACATAGCCACGGGCTGCCGAGACGGCGGCTGCCGCGCCATGAGCGAGGTAGGTCGAAACATGCAGCGAGAGAACGCCGAAGTCGCCTTCGTAGATGTCGATGGTGTTTGTGATCTTCTTGGAATCGACATTGCTGTTGAAGGTGCGCACGGAGGACATGACATTCGTGCTGCCCGCTTGGGTGCGGATGAAGTTGGTGAACGCACGCTTGAGGCTGGTGCCGCAAACGAGGTCGTAGTTGCGACGAGCGCGACGGACCTTGAACATCGACTCCAACACATCGATGACATTGTTCTCGGTGAGGGAGGCAGTGGCGGTGGTGTTGATCGACGCGGCGGGTGTGCGGAACGCGGCGGGAACGGCTGTGGCTGTGTCGGCCTGCGCGGTGGCTTTGATCCATTCACCGATGCCACGGGTTTTGTAGGGGGCTGCGCCGGATTGAACTTGGCTGTCGTTGTCGGAGCCCATGATGGACTCGATGTCGATTTTCAATTCAACGAGGGCTTTGGCAGCGGCCTTGTTGAAGGCTTGCTTTTTGCCAACGCCTGCGAGGTCGGCGACATTCTCAACGAGATCATCGACTTGAAAGCTGCGGCGCGTTTTTTGGATGCGGCCCGAGAGGAGTTCGCGGTTCGCGTGCTGGTCGTCGAAGCTGGAGACATCATCGTTGGCGAGGACGCCAGCGGTTTGCGGATCGTTGTAGCGGTCGGCGGGCCATTGGAAGAGAACATTGGCGGGCTCTTTCGACTTTTTGCAAAGCGAGAAGAGGGGCGTGTCGCCGGGTTCGATGAGGACCATCGCGTCAGAGAGATCCTCGCGTTGGCCTTTGACTGTGGTGATGGGGGTTGCTGCCATAATAGTGTTTGGGGGGTTTTAAGTTTTGGGTTGGGTTAGTTGAAAAGTGAGGCGACGAAATTCTCGGCGGCATCACGGTTTCCGGACTTCTTCAACTGATCGAGCGGGTCGGCTTTGGATTTGGTTTTGGGGGCGGCTGAGGGGCTGACAACCTTGGGAGCGACGGCGGTTTTCGCGGGGGCGGCGGGAGCTTTTGGCTTGGCCGCTGCGGATTTTTTGGCCATGGCCTCGGCTTGCTGGAAGCGGAGGGCTTGGCCGCGAATGGCGTCGCCGATGATGAGTTCGAGATTCGGGAGCTTGGCGATGCCGGGATACGCCTGGAGCGTGGTGAGCATCATCTTGCGGGCCGGGGATTCGTCTTGGAAAAGCTCGGGATAAACTTGCCGGGCTTCTTGCTGGAAGGTCTCGCGCTGGGCGAGGTAGTTCCGGCGGGCGGGCTCGGCCTTGAGGATTTGGCGGGCGACTCGCAGGCGCTCTTGAAGCTCTTGCTTCGTGAACTTGCGGGTGGACCCGTCTCCCATGGGCACTTCCACTTCGCCTTCCATGTCGGCCTTGGCAATGAGGTCGGGCACATTGTCGAGGACGGTGTTGGCGGCGGCGAGGCGGCTTTCGAGGGCGTCGGCGGTGGTGACATCGCCGAGTGGGTCGGCAGCGTCTTGTAGCACGATGGGCTGAGCTTTGGTCAGCGCATCCCGGGCGGCGGCGAGTTCGGCTTGGAGGGTGGTGGCTTGCTCCTCGGCGCTTTTGGCGCGGGCGGTGAGCTTGTCCACACGCTTGGTGAGTTTCCTCACGGCGGCGGGCTCGGCCTCTACAGGCTCCTCGTCGGGGTCTTCGTCGTCGGTGTCGGCGTCGGTTTCCTCGGGCTCGTCGTCTGCTTCGTCGGAGGGATCGGACGAATCGGACGAATCTTCGGGGGAATCTTCGGTCTCGGTTTCTTCGGTTGTATTGTCAGGTGTCTCATCCGCGATTGCTTCCTGGTCGGCCTCGGGGGCCGCCGGAGTTGTCTCATCTACGGTGGGGAGGGTGACTCCCAGCGCGTCGATGACTTCGCCGATGCTGAATGCTGATTCTGTCTGGTCCATGGTTTGTGGTGCGTCCAAGTCGCGGTGTCAGAACTGAGGTTTTATGCGGCTCCGCACGGTTTCCACGGAGTTCGCGGCGAGCAGTTCAGCCCTCGCTTGCGAAAGGAAATGCCTGTGAAATGCGGGGAGCGGAAGGGGGTGCTGGCGCAATGGGCGCTAACGGGAGCTAATGGGTGCTAACGGGGGCTAAAAAGATTGCAGAAAAGATTAACCACGGAGGACACAGAGGACACGGAGAGGAGGGTTGGACTCGCGGGAGCGAGCGAGTCAAAGGACACGCAGGGGGATCAATTCGTTGACGCCAACGAAATGATTATTTCTTCGCCAGGAAAGCCTCGGAGCGGGTGCGCTCGATTTCTTCGCGGAGGGTGCGGAGGGCTTCGAGGCCACCGGCGCTGTGGGCGAGGAGGCCGGGGTTCTGCGCGGTCTGTGGCATGCAGGTGATCTCGGCGGCGTCCTCGATGGCGTCGGTGATTTTGAGGAGCACGGCGCGAAACCAGATTTCCTCAGGCGGCACGCACCAGGCGGCGGATTGTTCTTCGGCGGTCATGCTCAAAAGGGAATGTCAGGAGACTCGGAGAGCGAGGCGGAATGCGGCTCGGCGGCGGAATCCTCGCGGGGCTTCTTGGGCTCGAAGTAGAGCTTGAAATACTTTTCGCCGGTGTCGCGGCTTTCGTTCACATACGCGCTAATCCAATACTCGCGGCCTTCGATGGTGCAGGAGCCTTTGTGCGTGGGGTGCGTTTCCTTTTCCTTTTTCTTGTTGCGGGAAAGGCTGCCGTGGTTGTCGGTTCGTTTGATGCTCATGCGAGTTTTTCGAGGTCGGCGGCGCGATACCAGGCGCGGGCTCCTTGGCGGCGAATCGGGCGGAGAATGCCGGAGTCGATGAGTTTGGTGATTTGCTTTGCGCTAACGCCCAGACGGGCCATGACATCGCGGCGGCGGAGTAGTTTCATGGATGCTTTGATTTTACGGGAAGGAGTCAAGGGGGGGATTTTTCAAAAATCAGCAAACCGCTTTTGGTAACTCCGCATCGTTTCCATCCAGCGGCCTTAAAACAGCATCCAGGGTTGTTTGACCGGATGCGTCGCGCATCGACATAGGTATAGTGCCGTTCACCAGGCCAGCAGAAATCAGCAATGGCGTCAGCCTGTCCGAGAAGGAGGCTGGATTTATGTTCCGACTCGTTTCTAAAAACGGAGCAGTTGATCCCTTGCTGACCGGATGCATCGATAAATTTTTTCCAAACAAACAGAGCGTCACCGGACCATGTTCGCAGGACGATTTTTTGCCCTGGTCCGCAAAATAATTTAGGCTTTCTTCCGTCTTTGTAGAATTGGCGGCTGTAATGTCGGTCGAAGAATTTTCGGCAAACATCGTCTCCGTCTTTTGTGATCCACCAAAGCGGTTCATGCATTTAGTAGCAGCCGCCTCCTCGGGTGCGGAGGGAGGCGGGGTCTTCGTATTCGACGCCGGAGAGCGCAATATAGCGACAAATATCAATCCAATCTTTGGTGGCTCCGCGTTTGCCGTCGCTGCCGGTCCAGGTCTTGAGGGCGTAGATGAGGTTTTGGCAACGCTCGGAGATGTAGAGGCGGGGGGAGTTGAGGGCATCGACGGGGGCTTCGTCGTTGTAGGCGAGCCAGTCGTTGATGAGGGTGACGCCCTCCACGATGGCTTGGCCGCTGGTGGCGCGGAAGTCGAGGCCGATGCGCTCGCTGCATTGCTCGATGAGGGTGCGCACGCCTTCGTGTGTCATGGTCGGCGTGTTGCCATAGCGGCTATCCATCCAACGCTCGGCGGGCTCGGCGGAGTCGGCTTTCTCGGCGGCTTCGATGAGGCGCTTGTAGTCCTCGAAGCCAAACCCGGCGCAGGCTTTTTGCGCTGGGCCGGGGCGTCCGTCTTGCAGTTTTCCATCGGCTTCGGCCCACGGGCCGGGGTAGCCGACGCCTTCGATGTAGTCGAGTTGGTCGGGGAACTCGCGGTAAATCCAGCACCGGCCATCGGGGGTGAATCGAATCCACAACATGGCCCAAGTTTTCCCTTCGCCGGGATCGACGAAATGGAAGACGGTTCCCGCTGTGGGAACTTTGTCGTGGGGGACGACATGCACATTCTCGCGGAATTTCGGGAACATGGACATCCGCGCTTTGGTGGGGACGCCGTAGGCTCGCATCAAGATTCGCTCGCGGTTGCTGCCGCGCAGCTCGGTCTCCATGGCCTCGGGGTTTCCGTAAGGATTGTCGGAGGTGTGGAAATAAACGACGCGGGCTTTTTCCCTGGTGCATTGCTGGATGCGGGGAACGCTCTCGACGCCGAGGAGGTGGCCGTCGCGGTAGCGGGGAAGGAGCGGGGCGGGGCATTCCTCTAAAGTTTTCGCGCCATCGAGGTATTCTTTGACCGTCGTTGTGTAGCCTTCGACCGGCGTGAAGCCGATGCCGAGTTCGCCATCGCGGGTGAGCAAGCGGAAGCGCAGGGCTTCGAGCCAATCGGGGGTGACGAGTTCGTCGGCCCATACGAAATTCAACTCCGCGCCTTCGATGGAGGTGACATCCATCGAATAGAACTTGAACCAGCATTGGGAGCCATTCGGCAGGACGAAGGAGTTTTCGGTGAAGCCGCCTTTCTGGGAGTAGGTGATGTTGGCGACGGCACCTTTTTTGAATTTGCCGCTGGCGCTGGGTTTCCACTCTTTCGGCAAATACTCCCACAGGTAAGGCTGCTGGTTTTGGATGCTGGCGGCTTCGGTGGATTGGAGGCACCAGACTTTCGCGCCGGGCTTTTCGACAAGATGCTGCATGGCGCGGCGGGCGAAGTAGCGGGACTTGCCGGAGCGGTTGCCGCCGAGGATCAGGAGTTCGGTGACGCCTTTGGGGAATTTCTCGCGGAGGCTGTCGTAGGCGGAATCGGCTCGCTGCCAGGCGGGGTTCAGCCAGCCGTAGCGCCAAGGGTCTTCGACCATGCGGGCGATCTGCTCCTCGCGCTCGCGGTGGATGGCGAGGAGTTGGGCCTCGGTGGCGGCGAGCTTTTGGCCTCGGTAGCGGACGACGAAACTGCCATCGGCGCGGCGGCCTTCGACTTCGATGGGGGGAATGACGGGGTTGGGGGTTTGGGGGATCATTTGACCACAGAGGACACAGAGGGCACAGAGGAGGATTTGAGTTCGGATTCGCGGAGGCTTAACCAGGTGATGGCTTTTCCCGAGTCGCCGACATCTTCGGGGGTGACGCATTCGTCGGAGATGATGCCGTGGTCTTGGAGGAGATTGAGGGCGTGGGTGGGATCGAAGCGGCGGGCGGTGAGGTAGTCGCGGAGTGAGTTCATGCGGTAACGAAGGCGGCGATGCGGTTGAGCCAGTCGGTGGATTGTTGTTTGGGTTTGGGTTTGGTGCGTTTGGGGGCGGGTTTTTTTGGCCAGGGATACCGGCCTTCGGCGGGCAATTCGCAGGTGTAAAAGCGGTGCCCGGCAGCGCACTCGCGCAGGCGGTGGACTTGATGGCCCTCCGCCCGGCAAGTGACAACGCCGGTCTCGGCTTGGCAGATGGGGCAGGTCATTTGGTGGCCTCTTGACGCATGATCACACGGAGCGCTTTGATGACGGCTGTGAGTTCTTCCACCTGGTCCCTCGCCTCGTCGCGCTCTTGCTTGAGATGGTTTGCCAATTGTGTAAATACCTCCAAAGCCAGCTTCAAGGTGCGTTCGTTGTCAGTCTCGGGCGTAGCCTGCTCCGTGTTCTCTGTGTCCTCTGTGGTCAATTTCATAGATGGGGCTCGGGGGGATAGTCTTGGAAATGCCCGGCTTTGACGACGAGGCGGCGGGCGTTTTCCACCAGGTCGAAGAAGATTTCCTGCTCGGTGATGTCGCGGGAGTATTCGGGGGCGCGGACATAGGTGAGGATGTCGCGCAGGCTGGCGGCTAACTCGGTGGAGAGTCGGCAGGTATGCGCGACGCCGGGGTGGTCCTGCCACTCGCGGCGGCAGGCGGGACAGGCGATCTCGGGGTCAAGGGTGTTTTTCATTGGGTGACGCTGGGTTGAATGTAAGTTGCCCATTTGGAATGATCACTGGGCAGTTCGATTTGCTTTTCTGGCTGCTTGGTGGGCGGTTCGGGGAATGGTGCCCAGTGGACGACTTGGGATTCGATGCGGTCGCCGGAGACGAATCGCCAGACTTCGCCATCGTGGAAGCCGGTCCAGACTTCGCCATCGGCGAGGTGGACGAGGACGGTGATGTCGCTATCGGGCAGGCCGCGCTTGGCAGGCGACCAGGTGATGATGGAGTTGGTTTCGGTGTTTTTCATTTCTGCCTTTCGTTCTGGTTGTTGCTGTATTGTTTTTCGGTGACATTGCGGAAGACGGTGTGCTGGCCGATGAAGTTGAGTTTGATCTCGGGGGTGGGGCCGTTTCTTTGTTTTGCCAAGATGAGCAGGGTGTTGTGATCCATGGGCTCTTCGTCGGCGTCGCGTTTTTTGTTTTTATCCAGGCGGTGAATCAACAAAACGGTGTCGGCGTCTTGCTCGATGCTGCCGCTCTCGCGGAGGTTGGAGAGCTTGGGCTTGCTGCCTTCGTCGGCGTCGCGGTTGAGCTGGGCAAGGGCGATGATGGGGATGTTTAACTCTTTGGCGGTGGTCTTGATGGCTTTGCTGATCTCGCTGACTTCGAGGGCGCGGCTCTCCCCTGCCCTCTTGCTGCTGCCGTGCATGAATTGGAGGTAGTCGACGACGATGAGGCCGAGGCCGTGCTGGGTCTTGGCGCGGCGGGCGCGGGAGCGGAATTGGGCGACGGTGAGGCCGGGGGTGTCGTCGAGGTAGAGCTTGGCCTGGGCGAGGCGACCGGCGGCGGCTCCGACGCCGGAGAGCTGGGCGGTGCCGAGAAAGCCGTCGCGGATGCGCTGGAGATCGACCCCGGCTTCGGAGCAGAGGGCGCGGACCATGAGTTCGGTGCTGGGCATTTCGACGGAGAAGACGAGGGTGGGCACGGCGGCTTCCATGGCGGCGTGGAGGGCGAATTGCATCCCGAGGGCGGATTTGCCGCAGGCGGGGCGGGCGGCGATGATGATCATCTGGCCGCCGAGGAATCCGCCGGTGGAGCGGTCGAGGTCGTGGATGCCGGTGGAAAGGCCGACGCATTGGCCTCGGTTGGCATACACCTTTTCGATGTGATCGACGGCGGCGAGGACGGCGGTCTTGCAATGGGAGACGGGGTTTTCCCTGGTGCTTTGCTCGCGGAGGCCGTAGAGGGCGACTTCGCAGCGTTCCATGGCGTCGTCGGTGGTGAGGGCGGGGTCGTTGGCGGCTTCGGCCATGGCGAGGGCGGCTTGGCGCATGGAGCGGCGTCGCCAGATGTCGAGGACTTCGGCGGCGTAGTAGCGCCAGTTGGCCGTGACGGCGAGGTCTTGGACGAGATCGGTGAGCCCCTGATGGCCGCCGCACTCTTCGAGCTGGCCGAGTTTTTCCAACTCGGTGGTGACCAAGATGAGATCGACGGGCCGGGCCTCCTGACGCATGGTGGCGAGGCAGGAGAGGATGAGGCGGTGGGCGGGGTGCGTGAGCTGGTCGGGGCTCACGACTTCGAGGACGGCATCGGCGTGGCGGCCATCGGCGATGGCGGCTCCGAGGACGGCCCGCTCGGCGAGGAGGTTTTCGGGTAGGGAGTTTTTCATAAATTGTAATCTCTTTTCCCTGTGTAGTTCTCGGAATACTGAGCCGTTTGCCGCATAACATGGCTGTCGCGCTGACGCTCCATCAGCAAGCGCATGGTTTCTAACGAGATTTCACAATCAATCTCGCACTCAACATCTGGAATCCCCTCCATTTTTTGAATTTGCAGATTTTGTATTTTGAGTCCGTTAATCGCTGATATATCAAGCAGTCGCTTCAAAAGTTTGTAAACATCCTGCAAACACTCTGCGCGAAATTTTATTTTCATTGGTTTCATCAGGCGGCGAGGGCGGCGAGCTTGGGCGAGGCGGCGGCAGTGGCGATTTTCAAATCCGCGCCGAAGCCGAGGAGGTGGAAGACTTTGACAAAGACGGTGGGGTTCGTCTCATAGCCGATGAGTCGGTGCTGGATGGCGTCGGACTCAGTGAGGATGGGCTGGCCATTCTCGTCGTAAATGGTCTCGTAGAGAGGTTCTTCGACGGGGCGGGCGGTGTAGATGCCGACTTGCCAGCGGAGGAAATCATTCACGCAATCGGGGTAATGGCGGGTGACGACGCGGGGGCCGTCGGTGGCTTCTTGGATGGTTTCGATGTAGTTGATCATGTTGTTTTTGTTTTGTTTAGGCTGCGGAAAGTTCGCGTTGTTTTTCGCGGACCCAGGCTTTCATGCTGTCGGGGAGTGCGGCCCAGGTGGTGAGGTTGCATTCGGGGTGCTCGGACTCGATAAGGTCGCGCCAGCCAGTGGGTTCGACGGGGGCGGAGGGGGCGGCGCTGGGGCGGTAGCCAGAGCGGGCGGCCCACTCGCCGGAGCGGGTGACTTCGGCGAGGAGGTTATTCAGAAGGGTGGATAAATCCTTGCGGCGGAACTGCGCGGCCACGCCTTCTTTTTGGCGGTAGGCCCATTCGAGGGTGCGCCACTCGTCTTCGGTGAGGGCCGCCGCGCTTTTTTTATTTTTCTCCCAAGCTCGGAGGGAGGAGGTATCGAGCGGGGTGGAGTCTCGAAGGTTGAAGAGATTTCGGATTCGTGTCAGGAGAGGGTCGGGCGTTGCTGGGGCGGAAGTCTCGCCTTCGAGCAAAAGAGTTTCTCCTTCTCTTTCAATTTCTCTTTCTCCTTCTCTTTCTATTGTAGCTTCCAAGGAGCTACCAAGCCCCTTCGGGCATGGAGAGATTTCGGGATATTCTTTCAGAATCAAAAGGCAGACTTCTTCGGGGACATTCTCCATTTGCTTGCGGATGCTTTTTGCCATGTGAGAACGCACAAGCGACTGCCCGAAACCGAATTGCTTGCGAATATAGTTGCGGCACCAGACCCCGCGCTCGGTGCGAACGAAGCCCCTCGGAAGCCCCTTGCAAGCTCCTTCGATGACATCGAAAGGGGCTTCGATGTCACGGGAGAACTTCCGAGGGGTGATCTCGACATAGCCGAGGAGGTTGACTTTGGTGAGAACCCAGAAGACGGCGAGCTTTTCGCTGTCGTGGAGTTCCATGAAATCGGGGTCGTCCCAGATTTCGCTTTCGATTTTTGCGTTCATAATTAGTAGTTGCCGAAGCGGCGTTTTTTCTTTTTTGAGGGGGGGGTGTTTTTTTCGATCCAGCGGCGGCAGGCGGCGTCTATGTCGCGGCCACCGCCCGTGAGCTTCCAACCGGCCCGGGCGTCGCGGTCGTCGAGGACTTCGAGAAATTCTTGGCCGTTTTTTTTCATAAAATGGTGGGGGCGGGCAGGCGGTCGATGAGGCGGCGGAGGCAGGCCGTGGTCATGAGGGCGTCTTCCAAGGCGTTGTGGATGGCGCTGGATCGGGAGAAGCCCATGGCGGCGGCGATGTGGTCGAGGCTGAGGCGGGGCAGGCCGTCCTTGCCCTCGGGGAGCGGGAGCCTCCCGGCCTCGTAGGCGAGCCAGGCGGCGGCTTGGAGGTCGATGCTCTTGTGCATGGGCCAGGTCATGCCGTGGCGGGCGAATCCGGCGCGGAGGAAGTCGCGGTCGAAGGCGACATTGCACCCGGCGAGGATGCTGAATCGGCGTTGGTGCAGCCAGAGGGCGAGGTCTTGGAGGACATCGCGCTCGGGGCGTCCGTTTTTTTCCAGAAATTCGAGGGTGAAGCCGTTCTTGGCGAGGGCTTCGGGCTCGGTGATCCAATCGGCGTGGGGGCGGATGAGGCCGACAAATGCCTCCCCATCCGTGCTATCCACGGCGGCGACGCTCAGGAGGGCGTGGCGCTCGGGATCGAGGCCCCCGGTCTCAGTATCTATGACGACAAGACGGGACTTCATGCGGACCTCCTTGCGCGGCGGGCGCGAAAGGCAGCCAAGAACGAGGCAGCGGTGATGCGGGGGGATTGTTTTTCGAGAAATCGGCGGAACAAGGCCACGGATTCCGAGGCGGTGGAGTAGAGAACAACGGGTTGTTTTTTCATAAAATCGAGGGAAATGGTTCGACAACAAGTGGATCGTCGGTGCGACGCACACGGACGACGGCGTTTTTTTTGAAGCAATGGGCGAGGCGGAGCGGAACGCGCATCCGCACCCGCGAGAAGCCCCCCACCCCATCGGGAACAGAGAGAGTGAGGAACTGCTTGTTGATCTCATGCCCAATGAGGCGGGCGGTGATGTATTCCGGCGCGGGAGGCGTCGGCGTATCCTGAGCCATAGCAGGCTCCGGCGCGGCGTTTTTTTTATTTTTAGTGCTCATGGTAGGGTTGATGAATCCGAAGCGTCCTGCGGGGCATCAGAGACCCCTTTGTCAAAAATTTTCTGTGCACCCAAACCAGTGGGTTGTGATGGGGGGGCCTCGAAATTCTCGACCCCCTCCCCCCCCTCCTGATCGACCGCCACGGCCTCGGCCTCGACCGGCTCGACACCGGCGGCGACGGGTGAAGTGGCGGACAAAGTGGCGGACATCGCCGAGCCTTTATCTTCAAACGAGGCTAGACCTTCTGATAACGAATCAGAGCCAAGCCCGGCAGGCATCGAGCCAGGCAGGGCATCGGTCCCCTTTTGTTCCGGCGCGGCCTCGCTTGGACCGGTTAGCGGGACGACCTCGGCCTCGAGGACCGGCAGGCTGGCCAGCATTTCGGCCAGCTTGTCCTGGTTGACCTCGACCCGCTCGACGCGGGCGGTAGCCTCACCGCTGAGGAGCTGGAGTTTGTCCACCATGACAGCCGCCACGATGGCGGCATCCTTGGCGTTG